CGCTTTCGCCGTTGACCCTGATCGACTATTTCGCCGCGATCGCCGAGGCGAGCCGCGACGAGCCGCGCTTCCGGCTCGTGCGCTCTCATCTCTCCGAGGAGTCCGACATTCCGGCCGGTCGGCCAATCTTCGATATCGAGGGTCTTTATTACCCGCGCGGGCACCTTGGCGACTTCTCCGAGGTGCGCGACGCACGCGGACGGATCGTGCTCGCTGATCCATTGAGGCGCTGACGCGCGGCGATCGAAACGGCCTCGTTGCGCACCCCCATTTCCCTAAGCTCGGCTTCATCCTCAAGGAAAGCCGAATGCGTTTCGTCGCCTCCAATCTCGACCTGTCGAAGATGCCCGCGCCAGACGTTGTGCGCGAGCGTCCGGTCGACTTCGAGACGATCTTCGACGAGCGGATTGAAGACCTGTCGACACGCCTCAACGAAGCGGGGATTCCATACGACACGGGCAACCTTGAAGGCGATCCGCTCGCGATCCTTGAGCAGGAAGACGCCTATCGCGAAATGCTCGACCTTCAGGCGATCAATGACGCGGCGCGCGCCCGTATGCTCGCCTTCGCGACCGGAACCGATCTTGAGCACATCGCGGCCTTCTTTGGGATCACGCGCGCGGCGATCGTCGAGAACCCGAGGCCCCGCGCGACCAATCCCGAGGATTGGGAGGATGACGCGAGCCTTCGGCGCCGTGTTCAGCTTGCGCCTGAAGCTTACCCGCATGGCGGCACGGCCGGCAGCTATAAGCATTTGGCGCTTCAGGCTGCCCCCGACAAAATCAAGGACGTCGACCTCGTAAAGCGGCCGGGCGGCTATGTCGACGTGATCCTTCTTGGGCGTGACGGCGACGGGACCGTTTCGGGCGACGTCGTGAACAAGGTCGCGCGCGTTTTCAAGGCGGATGACGGCGCAACGCTGACCGACATCGTTTCCGTGCGCTCGGCTTCGATCCTGCCCTATGCGATCGAGGTCGTTCTTCGCGTGCCTCTTGGGCCTGATCCCTCGATCATCCAAAAACGCGCGCAAGACAGCCTCGCCGCCGTTGCTGCCGAGCTTCATCGGATCGGCGAGCCGCACCCGACCGACGCTCTGATCGCGGCGGCTCGCGCGCCGAATGTAAGAAAGCTCGTCTTGCTCGCGCCGCTTGCTGACGTCCAGCCGGCGCCGGATCAGGCAGCATTCTGTACGTCGATCTCGGTCTCGATCGAGGTCGCCCATGACTGAGCCGAAGAGCCTTCTCCCGAATAATGCGACCGACGTCGAGCGGGCGGTGTCCCTGACCAACGCGGCTCGCCGCCCGCTGCCGGCGCATCTCGTCAAGTATGTCGACGATCCCGCCCGCTGCCCGTTGCATCTGCTCGACTATCTGGCATGGGCGCTGTCGCTCGACATTTGGGATTCGGCGTGGGCTGAGGAGAAGAAGCGTTCTGTTCTCGCGCGTGCCTTCCTGTTGCATCGGCAGAAGACCACGCTTGCGGGGATCAAGTCTCACGTCGCCCTTGTCGATTGCGAGGTGCGCAAGGCCGTCCGCCCGCCCGCTCGCGGCTTTCGCGTTCCGGCGCTCAATGATGCGGCCCGCGAAGATTGGCTTGCTCGACTTCCGCAAATCCGGGTCTTTCCCTACAGGGCGCCGGTATCAGCGGTCGGGCGCTGGTTCCATGCCGCTGCAAAGCAGTTTCGAAGCGATGGCTTTCGGCGAAAGTCGCAAGGGCGGGCGCTCATCTCGCGACGGGCCGTGCTCCACCGCGACGGAAAGGACACCCCGGTCAAAATCGAGACCGTTGACGGTTTCGGGGCTGTCACAGTCGATCGCGTTTTGATCGCGGCCGAGAACGATCGCCGGTCCTTCCGGGCGGTCGACTTTCGCGGGCGCGGCTTCAGGCGTCCGACCTCGGCGACGCTCGGCGTCATTACGATGCGCTTCAACGAGGCGGGTGCGAGCGTCGTTACCGAAGGCGTGCGGCCTGTCGACGTGCGGCCGACTCGTGTTTCGGAACGGCATACGGCGGCGGTGTCTCGTAGCTATCGCGGGCACGCTTGGCATTCCCGTGGTTTTCGCCGGGCGACCGACGCGGCCGATTTCATCTATGACCGGATCGCGTTGCATGACGCCTCGCGGCTTCCGGCTGGCCTCTCGGCTCGTTGGTTCCGTGGTCACAAACGCTACGGGATCGATCCCTTTACGGCAAAGCTCACGGTTGAGGTTCCGTTGACGCGCGAGCGCGGTCGGGGCTTCGGCCGCTTCCGAAGTGGCTTCCGCATCCCGACAGACATGCGGAAGCTCCATCGCGCTCTTGAAGCAATTGTCGTCTCAAAAGCGTTCCGCGACACGATCCTCGTCGACACCGTGACGCATCGGGTCGTTCGATTGTCCGACGCACCGCGACTTGGAGCGTTCAAGCTAGGTGAAATTAGAAGGGTCGCCTAAATGGAATCGAAGATCATCTTTTACGACAACATTGACGACGATCCCGAGGACTTCACTCGGCTTCAGGAGTTCGCGCAATCGTCGTCCGATCACATTGTCGCCGACACGATCGTCTCGCGCGCCGCATATGCTGGCTTCGAAGTCACGAAGAGCGGCCCGACGACGATCCGCGTCGCGCCCGGACGCCTCTACTCTGGCGGCAAGCGCTACGCTCGCGAGACCGAGTTCACGAAGGACTTTGTGACGGCGCTCCCGATCGCCGGCAAGAAGGTCGTCTCGGTTGTGACGTGGGGCGAGGAGAAGGACACTGACGTCCAGCCCCGTCAGTTCCTCATCAACGCCGAAACGCTGCAGTCCGAAGCTCAGCCGGTGGCGCTCGTGAAGGCGCGTATTGCGAACGTCAACACTCAGGCCGGGCAGGAAGCGCCCGATCCGACGCCCCCGATCGTGGACGTCGGCTATACCGTGATCGCGAATGTCACGCTTTCAACGACGGGCGTCGAAAAGATCGAGATGGTCAGCGCGAATGCTGTCCCGAACCTCGATCGCGTCGAGAACCGGGTCGACGGGCTCGAAGACTTTCAGGCGAAAGCCGGCCCCAAGCTGACGACGCTCGAAAGCGACCTCGCGGGCCTCGCAAACTCGCTCAAGGGCAATGCCTCTCAGGGCGCTTTCATCCGCGCCTTGACCCGGCTTGCCGTCGTCGAAAACAAGCTTGGCATCCCGTCGAATGCGCAGGATTCGGCGGCCGACTACTTCCTGACCCCCGACAACTCGGATTTCACGCATCCGCTGTCCGACGTGAAGGTTGAAGAAGGGGCGAGGTTCCCCGCCGACGCCGCCGCCGAGAGTGCGCTTCAGATTTTCGATCCGCTGAACCCGCGCGCGAAGATCGTCAACGGCATGCTCTTTCCGGCATACGATCGGGAGCTTTGGCTTCGGTCGGGCGCGCAGTCGGGCGAGGCGCAGATTGCCGCCTATTCTTATCAGACCTTCGAAATGGTTCAGCGCACGGTGTCGCGCCAGCGTGTGCGGTACGGCGAGGAGTTTACGGTCTGCTCAAACTCGCTTTGGTGGCAGACCGGCCATTATGACATCGCGTCCAACACCTTCCGCAAAGACGGCGAGGTTTTCGAGGTCTTGAATCAGTATGTCGACTTCGCTCAGGGCGGCAACGTTCACTCGTTCCTTCGCCTGCGGAAGGTTTGGACCGACACGGCGGTCGAAGCCTATTGGGATCGGCTGACCATCGATCACACGGTGAACGGCGCTCAGATTGCCGAGACCTTCCTTCAGGGCCAAGATATGTGGCTCGATGCGGTCGGCGTCTACTTCACCCGGCTCGCCGCGACCGGCTCCATTCACCTCGCCCTCGCCGAGGTCTCCCAATTCGGCTTGCCGGATTTGACCAAGGTGATCGCCGTCACGACGATCGCGCGCGATGCCATGAAACTCGCGCCCGAAGAGACGGTCGTTCCGATTACGCCGACCTATCTTCAGGCCGGCAAGCGGTACGCGATTGTGCTCACGTCCGCCGCCGACCATTGGGTCGCAACCGTTCCCGGCGAGAGCTTTACTCAGGGCACGTTCTTTTATGTGCTCGACGGCGCTTACGCGCAGGGCGACGGCACGCGCGACCTTCAGTTCTCGCTTTATCGCGCGAAGTTCCGGCAGGCACGGGCGCAGGTCGAGCTTACCGGGTTGCAGCTTTCCGGCGGCATTCTCGCGATCGACATTCTTGCTGACACGATCGTTCCGGGCTCGACGACCCTTTCGTATGAAATTCAGGTCGGCGGCGTCTGGTATCCGCTCTTGGCCGTCGATCGGTACGTGCTCGGGCAGGGCGGAACGATCCCGCCCCTCCTCCCGCTGCGCGTCGTGTTCAACGGTTCCGTCGACATGATGCCCATGGTGCGGCTGGAGGGCTCTCGCGTGAAGGTCTCGCGCCCGAAAACGGCGTTCCGCCATATTTCGGCGACCCGCACGCTGCCGGCGCCCTCGACTCAGATTCGCGCCATCTTCCGTCTCGAAGCCTACGAGGAGCCCTATCACGGTACGACCTTCCGGCTCATGACCGGGGCCGGCTACGCAACCGAAACGGCGCCGTCGAGCGTGACCGAGGTCGTCGATCCGACCGACGGGTCGATCGAGCGCACGGCCGTGTGGAATCTCGGTTCGCCCGTGTCGAGCTACAAGCTCAGCGTCGCCGGGACCACGACGACGGCTCAGAAGACCTTCCATGTGGCGTTCCGCAAGGATTACGCCCTGTAACCCGGAGAACTACCGATGACGACTGAAGCGACCGGAACCGCCTCCCAACAGGGGGGCGGCGAGCCCAAGATGTACGAGGTCAAGCTCTCGAAGGTCGTTGTGATCGAGGGCTTTCGCTATCTCCCCGGTGCAAAGCATGAGGTCGACGACATGATCTTGGCGGCGATGCACGAAGCCAACGCGGTTGAGAATGTCACTCCCTCCTGAGCTTGATATCGACGCCGACGAGTATTTTACGAAGGAAAGGCTCGACCTAGCCTTCGAGTATGTCGTCGCGAAGCTTCGAACGCTCGAAAGCTTCAAGCCGGAATGGGAAACGGCTGTCAACGAGCTTCGGCAGTTCGGCCTCTTGCGCCTTAATGAAGCGCTTCAGCCGGTCTATGACCGGCTGATCGCCATCTCGCAGATCGGTGCTGTTTTCACGGCGCACTCGACGAGCGCCGTCGCGATCGGAACGGGCGAAAAGCAGTTCATCATTACAGGCGCCGAACGCGCCTCATTTGCCGCGCCCGGCTATATCACGGCCTTTTCGGCTTCCTCCCCATCGTTAAGCATGGGTGGCGCCCTCCTCTCGTATGATCGCGAGAGCGGCCTTCTGAAGATCAATGTCGACAACGCATCCGGCGAGGGCGCGGCGTCGGATTGGGTCATTTCTGCCGGCGCTGCGCCCGATGCGACGCATTCTGGCCGGACAGACAACCCGCATGGTGTTTCGGCCGAGCAGGTCGGAGCCTATACGAAGTCGGCCGTCGACGCTCTGATTGCGCCTTTGGCAACGACGGGCTTCGTCAACGCTGCGATTTCCGCTCTTGTCGACTCGTCGCCTGAGACGCTCGATACGCTGAAAGAGCTTGCCGCAGCCTTGGGGGACGATCCGAATTTCTCGACGACGGTCCTCGACGCTCTTGCTAAGCGGGTGCGCGTCGATGCGGTTCAGTCCTTCACGCCGGCCGAGCAAGCGCGGGCTCGCGCCAATATCGGGGCTGGTGACGCGAAGTCTCTTCCAAGCGACTACGTCCATGGCCTGACGCTGGATAAATGGTCGGGAACGACGGATAGAGCCAACTTCGGCGTGACCATTTCCCCCGGCCTGTGCATCGGCAACGGTGTCGCTGCCGCCAAGACAGTGACGTGGGCGAAGATGCTGAATACGGCTTGGGCCAAGGGGTTCGGCGCGGGCGGACTCGATACCGGTTCGGTTCAACCGAATGCGACCTATCACGCGCACGGTATCCGAGAAGACAGCACCGGTGATTTGGATTTCATTCTCTCCGCCTCGGCAACGGCGCCACTGATGCCAACCGGTTGGACTCGCGTGCAGCGGATCGGACCAGTCGTGACGGACGGGGCGGGTGTTATCAGGCCGTTCGTCCAGAATGGTAATGACTACACGCTGCTGACGGCGATACAAGATCGGGATGGTTTTATTGCCAACAACTCCGCGAGCACCTTAACTCTTTCGGTGCCCCTCGGAATAAAAGTTAAGGCCAAACTGCGCTGCTCTCTCTACGACAACGAGGTTGCCACCGTCCTTGTGACCAGTCTTGATGAGACAAACCAGGCACCCGGACTCGGTGCGCAAGGATCGATCACGAACGGGGTGGCCAACGGCAGGGCTAGCGGTCACGTCGAGGTCATGACAAATGCCTCTGGTCAGATACGTGTGCGGAACTCCGACAGCGGCAACAACGGCTCTTCGGATTTTGACGTGTTCACCTATGGGTGGATCGATTTTTCCGTTCCGAGGATTGGCGGATGAGGTACTACGTCCAACGAAACGGCGACGGCGGGATTGCCACCATCTACGCCAATCCGCAGCCGCAAGATGATGGCACGTGTCTGACGGACCCTGACCCGCTCGACGCGGAACACCCTGAGGTGCTGGCATTTCTCAGCCGTCCCATGCCGGCGCGTCCGCTGACTGCTCGGCAACTGCGCCTCGGCCTTATTGCTGGCGGCTTCTCGCTTGCTGCGGTGGAAGCGGCGATTGACGAGATCGGCGATCCGAGCGCACGAGAAGCCGCACGGATCGAGTGGGAATACGCAACGACTTTCGATCGCGAACATCACCTGATCGCGCAGATCGGCGCTGCGCTGAGCCTAACACCTGAGCAAATCGACTTGATGTGGCGTGACGCGCAGTCGCTGTAGCTTGCCTTGCCTCATTAACAGCCTGTATTCAGGCCCCAGCTGGGGGCATGACATGCGTCGCTACGGTGATACCGATTTTGTCACGGGCCTGAGGGCCTTTGCGGCGCTTGGCGTAGTTCTTACGCATGCCGGGGGCGCGGGGCTTCTGGCGCTTGGCGCTGTCGGCGAACGGATCGTCGTCTTGGGGGCGATGGGCGTGCATGTCTTCTTCGTCGTCTCGGGCTTTTCGGTTTGTCATTCCTTGGCTAACTCGGCCTCAGTTGGGCAGTACGCCGTCAAGCGGCTGTTCAGGCTGTTGCCGCCGTACTATGCGGTGATCATTGGATATTCGCTCTATCGCGGGATCGAGCCGGGGAACGTTCTCGCTCACCTCGCGATGGTCGACTGGCTATGGCCGCAGTACGGCAACACGATTCTATCGATCGAATGGACGATCCCGGTCGAAGCGTGGTGGTATCTCGTAATCCCCGTGATGCTCGCTTTTGCCGCAAAGGGGCCATTTCATGCTGCCGCGCTTCTGCTCGCCGCTTTTCTGTCAGCCTATATTTTGCAGGCGGTCAGTGGCCGCATGGGCATAGCGCCGGGGCTGTTCTTCCATAGCCCATTTGCCCACGCCTTCCCGTTCGCGCTTGGTGTGTGTGCATACCTCGTTCGAACGTACTTCCCCCCGACGAGTAACGTCATCGCCACCGCAGGCATGGCATGCGCCGCGATGCTCCTCGGGGCTCATGCCCTTTTCGGGATTGGCGAGCCGCCGCTTGTCGCGATTCTGGCGACCGGAATGGTCATCATGTTAAGTCGAGGCGAAGCAATGCCAGTTCGCCTCGTCCTTCTCAATCCGGTAGTACTGTTTATCGGAACTGTGAGCTACAGCGTATATTTGCTCCACCTGTTTGCGATCAGCGCGGCCAAAGCGTTCGTTACGGACCCGACATTGCTCTTCATGTGCAGTGCGACGATCGCCGTCGCGATTTCTTGCGTGACATATGCGCTCGTCGAGCGCCCGTCTATCAAACTCGGGGCCGTGTTCGCCCGAACTTGTCTCGGTCGTCGGCGCGCAATCACGTAAAGGGGGATACTCAAACGGTCCCGTAGGGCGCCCTGCCCTCGTCTAGCGTCATGCAAGCCTCAAAGGGGGATTGCATGTCGCTGACCGACTTTCTTCACGGCGTCGAGACCGTCACGGTCGACAAGGGTGCTCGACCCATTCAAACCGTGCGATCGGCCGTGATTGGACTGATCGGCACCGCGCCCGACGCCTTTTCCGCCGCGTTCCCGCTGAACGTGCCCGTTCTCGTCAACCGGCGCTCGGATATGGCCGGGCTCGGCGCGACTGGCACGCTCCCGGTCGCGCTCGACTCGATCTTCGATCAGATCGGCGCGCTAGTCGTGGTGGTGCGCGTCGCCGATGCGGCGCAGGAGAACGAGCAGCTTGGGAACCTGATCGGCGGCGTCGACGCCGAGACCGGCGAGCTTGAGGGCGTTCATGCCTTCCGTAAGGCCGAGTCGTCGCTCGGCGTATCGCCGATGATCCTCATCGCTCCCGGCTTTACGCATATCCGACCGCAGGGCGTGACCTCGGTCCCCGTCACGGCGCAGGGCGACAACTACACGGTCGCGACGGTCACGTTCGCAGGCGGCGGCGCGGTCGTGCCCGCTACGGCTCACGCGGTTATCGAGGCCGGCAAGATCACGGCGATCGCGATCGACTCTCCCGGCTATGGCTACACGGGTGTTCCGACGGTCGAGATTGCCGGCGACGGCGCGGGTGCAACGCTTGGTCCGGTGACGGTTGGTCCGTCCACGAACCCCGTCGTCGGCGAAATGCTCTCGATCGCGAATGCGCTTCGCGCGCACATCATCGCCGACGGCCCTTCGACGACCGACGCGGCGGCGATCGCCTACCGCAACGACTTCGGCACGCGCCGCGTCTACATCGTCGACCCCAAAGTCTCGGGCTGGAATGCGGCAACCGATCAGTACGTGCTTGAGCCCGCGTCGGCGCGTGTCGCCGGCCATATGGCCCGTGTCGACAGCGAGTTCGGCTTTTGGGAGTCACCGTCGAACAAGGAGATTTACGGCATCGGCGGGCTTGCTCGACCGATCGACTATGCCTTCGGTGATAAAACGAGCCGGGCGAACGTACTCAACGAGAACCGTATCGCGACCTTTATCCGCGACGGCGGCTGGTATCTTTGGGGCAACCGAACTGCCTCGGTTGATCCGAAGCACTCGTTCCTGTGCGTCTCGCGCACCATGGACATGGTCGATATCTCGATCGCCAAGGCGCATCGTTGGGCGGTCGATCGCGGCATCACGCGCAACTATTTCGACGACGTGACGTCGAGCGTGAAGGCCTATCTCCGGCAGCTTCAGACGCGCGGCGCAATTCTCGGCGGCGACTGCTGGGTCGACCCGGAGTTCAACCAGAAGGCCGATATCACGAACGGCAACGCGACCTTCTCCTATGACTTCACGGCCGTCTATCCCGCCGAGCGCGTCACGTTCCGGTCGACCCTGACCGACGCCTATATCGCCAACCTGTTCGACTAAGGGGTTGAAACAATGATCCCGCGCGTTCTTCGCAACTTCAACCTCTTCGTCAACGGCATCGGTTACGCCGGTCGCGTGACCGAGGCCGAGCTTCCCGAGCTTTCCGTGAAGACGGAAGAGCATCGCGGCGGCGGCATGGATGGTGTCGCCGAAATCGACCTCGGAATGGAAGCGCTCGGGGCGAAATTGACCTTCGCCGAGTATGTTCCTGACGTCTTCAAATCGTTCGGCAAGATGGACGGCAACGCCGTCCGCATCCAGCTTCGCGGCGCGCTTCAGCGCGACGGCGAGACGGCCGTTCCCTGCATCGTGGACCTTCACGGCGGCTTCAAGAAGAACGCCATGGGGTCGTGGAAGGCGGGCGACTTGGCGACGAACGAGGTCGACATGTCTGTTCGCTATTTCAAGCTCGCCATCGGCGGCGAAGAGCTTGTCGAGATCGACGTCGACAACATGATCCGCAGGATCGGCGGCGTCGACGAGCTTGCGAGCATCCGGGCGGCGATCGGCCTGTAATCCGGGGCCGGCGCGCCCGGCCCCTCTCTTCGCTCAAAAGGACAACCAATGTCTGACATTTCAGCCCCCGACCTTCGCCCCGAAGCCGAGATCGAGCTTCAGTTCCCCGTCGAGGTGGACGGCGTGACCTACAAGGCGCTGACGATGCGCCGGCCCAAGACGAAGGACGGCCTCGCCGCCTCGAAGTTCCGTGGGAACGACGCCGAACGCGGCATCTTCCTTCTCGCGCGCCTTTGCAACGTCGCGCCGAACGTCATTGAAGAGCTTGATGAAATCGACGCCATGGCGCTCGACGCGCAGTTGAGGGCTTTTCAGGGGCGCTAGTCGGCGATTCAAAGACCCTTCGACGGGCCGCGCTGGCGCTTTTTGACCTCACGCGAGGGGCGATCACCTTCCGGGATGTTCTCGATATGGACGTCGACGAGCTTCAAGACTGGCTGGTCGACGCCCGCGACTATCGCGCTGAGGTGAACAAGGCGGCGCAACGGGGCTGATATGGCGAAGAGCTTCAGCGTTTTCGTGAACATCGCCGGCAGGCTCAATTCGAGCTTTGGCGCCGCGATCAGAACGGCCGAAACCCAAGTCGCCGGGCTCGGCCGTCGCATGCAGGCCGTCAACGCTCGCACTGCCGCAACGATCAACGGCTTCGGCAAGGGCGTCGCGTCTGCCGGAAAGCGAATGCAGAACACGGGTGCCGCCCTCACGGCGGGCGTAACCGCCCCCCTCGGCTTGTTGGGCCGGATCGGCTTTGATGCGGCCTATCAGTTTGAGAAGGTCGCGAACGCGGTTCAAGCCGTCGGTGACATGACGAGCGAGCAGCGCAGCACGTTACGGGCATATTCCAAAGAGCTAAACGCCGCGTTCCCATTCACCAATGCGCAAATCATGTCGGCGGCCGAGGAATTGGCGAAGGCCGGCTTCAACTATGCGCAGGTCTACGGTTCGCTCAAGTCGACGCTCAACCTCGCGGCGGCCGGCGACATTGACCTGAAAAGTTCGGCCGATATCGCGACCAACGTCATGACCGCGATGAACTTGCCGAGGAAGACGTCGGCTGAGGCGTCCGCTTCGCTCTCCAAGGTCGCCGACGCGCTGGCTTATGCCGCGAACCGCTCCAATACCGACGTGCGTCTCATGGGCGAGACGTTCAAATACGTCGGCCCTATGGCTCGCGCGGCCGGACTCAGCATCGCCGACGTGTCAGCCGCGTCCATGATCATGGCGAACAACGGGATCAAGGGTGCCGAGGCTGGCGTCGCCTTGCGTTCGGCCTTGGTTCGCATGGTGAAGCCAACCAAGCCGATGATCGCGGCGCTTGAACGGCTGAATGTGAACCTTGGCGATTTCGTCAAGGGCGGCCGGGAGATCACGTCGTCGGATATCATCGGCTCGCTCGGGGTCGACGGCATTGACGCGAGCGGCGCCCGGAAGGCTATCGACAAGCTTCTGAAAGACCCGAAGCTTCAAAGGTCGCCGGCCGAAATGATCAAACGGATCACGGCGGCGGTCTCAGCTTCGCTCGGTTCGGAATCGATCGTCGACAAGGATAAGCTGTCGGAGAGCATCCAAACGGCCGTCACGACGGCCGGCTCTCAGGTCGACCTAGCCGGCTTTATGAAGGCGCTCAAAGAGCGCGGCGCAACACTCGGTGATGTGGCGCGTATCTTCGACTCGCGGCAGGGCGCGCGCCTCATCACGCTCCTCTTCGAAGGCGACCTCGCCAAGGCCGCCGACGAGGTCGCGAAAGGTGCCGAGGGTGCGGCCGACCGCATGCGCAAGATGCGCCTTCAGGGCATCGTCGGCGAAGTCACGGCTCTCGCCGCCGCTTGGGAGAATTTTTGGGTCACGCTCGGCGATTCCGGCGTGCTGCGGGATATCGGCCACGGCCTGACCGCGATCAGCAACGGGCTCCAAAGCCTGTCGAACCGGAGCCCGGTTCTCCTGCGGCTTGCGACATGGGGTGCCATGGCGACCGCTGCGCTCGGACCGTTCCTTCTAGTCGCCGGATCGGCGGCTCGAGTTCTTGGTCCACTGGCGCGCGGCCTCGGGCTGCTCGGCGCCGCAGCGACAACCGGCCTCGCGGCTCGGCTCGTAGCAATTGCGGGAGGCGTTCGCGCCTTGGCTGTTGCGGCCGTTCTCGGCGCCGCTGGCAGGCTTCGCGCGATGGCGGCGGGGTTGATCGCTCTGAGCGCCGTTGGCGGCTCTAGGGCGGCTCTAGGGGCTATTGCCGGGGGAGTGATGGGATTCGGCAAGGCGGTGCTCATGTTCCCGCTCACGGCGCTGCGCAGCATCGGGGCCGCTCTCATGCTGCTTGTCGCCAATCCTGTCGGGATTGCGGTCACGGCCATCGTCACCGCACTGACCGCGCTCGGGGTTTGGGTCTACAACAATTGGAGCGGCATCACCTCGTTCTTCGAGGGCTTCGCCGACGGGTTCATGAATGCGCTTGGGCCGGGGGCGAAGAGCGCGGTTGACGGGCTCGTGTCGAGCGTCGAGTCGGTGTGGCGCTTCATTTCCGACCTCCTCGGGCCGATCAACGCCACCAATGAGGCATGGAAGGAATGGGGCGCGACGGTCGGCGGGGTTGTTGCTGGCGCCGTCAACGCCGTTGCGGACGGGATCGGCAAGCTCGTCGGTCTTTTCACGGCGGCTTATGACAAGGCTGTCGCCCTGAAAAATGCAATCGCGGGCTTTATCGGGGGCGGCGGCGGCATCACGGCCGAGCAGATCGGCGCGGCGGCTGGCGGCGAGTTCAGCGTCCTCGGTGGCGCCCGTGCGCGTGGCGGCCCGGTTTCGCGCGGCGCGCCCTATCTCGTCGGCGAGCGCGGTCCCGAAATTTTCGTGCCGTCCATGTCGGGTCGGATCGAGACGAACGACAAGCTGCGATCCCTCGCCTCGCCGCAGGCCGTTGCGGCGACTTCGAGCGCGGGGAGCGGCGGCGCAGGCGGCGGCATGATCCGGCAGGAGAACCACTTTCACATTCAGGGCTCCGATCCGCAGGCGATTGCCCGCGAGGTCGAGCGGGTTTTGAGCCGCTTCGAGCGTGCGCAATCAAGCCTATTGAGTGACTGACGATGATTGGTTTTGTCATGATGGCGCTCGGCGGCTACCGCTTCGCGACACGCACCGGTGGATATAGCGACATCGATCGCACGACTGAATGGCGCTGGCCCGAGCAAGAGGTTATCGGCGCTCCCCCGGCGCTTCAGTACGTCGGGCCGGGCCTCGACCTCATGACCATTCGCGGCGTGATTTTCCCCCACTTTCGCGGCGGGCTCGGTCAAGTCGATGCGATGCGTGCTCAAGCCGGTCGTGGCGAGCCGCTGATCCTCGTCGACGGCACCGGCCGATACTACGGCG